GAGGAGGTTATTATCCTCATCTTGATTTTGCTCCAGAATCTATTAAGAAATATTTTTCAATTCCTCAGTTTGCCGAAAAGCGTGGGTATTTGAAAGCCCGTCGAGGGACTGAAGGATTTACAATGGTAGCTCCAAAAGCTATTGCAAAGAGAGAATTAAATCAGCTTCAAGATAACATTGTCCAAGATTTTTTAACTAATGTTAAAAATCAATTTGGAGTCCAGCTTGGAAAAGGTAAAACAATGCCGAATGGTTTTGTTGATTTTATAGATGCTCCAAAAAGACTCAAAGTATTAAACGGTTGGGCATTACCTGAAAATATTGCTAAAGATATTACAGCTTCATTTGATGCAACAAATCCTCTTGGATATATAGGAAAAGGTCTTGATACTTTTAACCGTCTTTGGAAACCGACGGCAACTTCAATGAACCCAGCCTTTCATTTTATAAACATAATCGGAAATATGTATAACTCTTGGCTTGGTGGATTGAAAGACCCAAGGCGATTTATTCAAGCTATTAAGGGCGGATTTAATGATGCAGAAAGAATTGTTCTTGAAAAATCAGGAATATTATCAAGAGGTCAATTTGGAGCTGATTTAGTCGCAAGAACTTTTGAAAATCCTGAAGGACTTGATACTTTAAAATTATTCGAACCATTTAGAAGATTGGGGAATTTCTTTGAAAATAATGCCCGTTCCGCTTTCTTTTTAGACCAGAGAGGAAAGTTCTTAAAGGAGGGATTATCAGAAGTTGAGGCAACAAGTAAGGCTATTGGAAAAGTTAATGAATATTTATTTGATTATTTGACAGGTCTTACTCCTTTTGAAACAAACGTGATGCGTAGAGTGTTCCCATTCTACACTTGGGCAAGATTTAATATTCCGCTTCAGTTCAAAAGTATTATAACTCAGCCCGAAAAAGTAGCCGTAGTTTCTAAAGTTTATAAGGCATTAAATGCTGGTGGAGTCCCTGAGTCAGACCAAGAAGGAATAACAATTCCAACTCCATTTACGGATGCTGACGGAAATCCAATCAGGTATAAACCAAATCTTCCAATTCAGGATATTTTTCAATTAATGAGAAGACCAATGGATATGTTAAGTCCTTTATTAAAAGAAGGGGGCGAATTAGGACATTATGCTCTGTCGACATTAGCTGGGAAACCCAAAGCTCCAACTGACTGGTATACAGGAGCTGAAAGGACTAATGTTAATTTACCGTTTAGAACTCAAGTGGGAGATATTATAAAAAGTGAGGCTCAATCTGTTGTCCGTCCATTCAGAGCTTATACACGAACTCAGGAGGAAGGATTTTCTCCAAGTTCGCTACTAAGACAGGCAACAGGAGGATTTTATTCGGTAAAACAGAAACAATATGATATTCAAAAAATTCAGAGAAAGAATGCAATTAATTCAGCAACTCTTAATAGAGTTAGAAAGATAAGACTTGATAATACCTTAACTCCTGATGAGAAAAAAAGTAAGATTGACTTCTTAATGCAATACAAAAGAGAATAAATGCTACAAATTTTTCTTGACAAGACTTAGCTTCTTACACTAAGATAATTTTAGTTATATATTTTTTATGTAACGAAAGGAGGTGGAAAAATATGACAGATGACCAACAGATTCCTAACGCAGGAGACCCGAATGCTGGCGGTGGCACACCCGGTGAGGGAGGTGCTCCTTTAAACCCAGCAGAAAACGCAGGTGCTCCCGGGGGAGATGGCGGACAGCAACCGATTCAGGGAGCTGATGAACTTTCACAGTATAAAGCAGAAGTAAGAAGGCTTAATCGTGCTTTAGCTGCCAAAGGTTCATCTGCCAACCGACCAAGTCCTACTCCCGTTGCGGGAGCAGACGGTGAAAATCCGTTTGAGACACCACAAGGGCAGTATGCAGTTTCGATTAAATTAGCTACGGCTAATTTACAATCAAAATTAGAGAGTGTTTATTCTCTATATCCAGAAGTTCCTGCTGAAGAAATTTCTCGGATACGCAGAAATCCTTGGGCTTATGTATCTAACCCTGATTTCTACTTTAGTGGAAATTGGGAAGGTGCGGCAGAAGATTTAGAATATTATCTTCTGGACAGGGCTGAAGCATTGGGGGCAGGGAAACCTGTTACTCAAGGAGGGGGCGGTGCGTTACCAGTTAATCCGGTTGCAGTAAATGCCAATCCATCCCCTGAGCCAACCCAACCAAACGCTACTCCGGGGACCGGTGAAGACCAGAATCCTTGGACGATGCCTTTGGACAAATTGGAACAGGAAAAAAACAAGCAAATACAACGGATAAAAAGTAAGAAATAAAAAAAGGAGGTGAATAAAATATGGCACAAATGACGACAACTTTAGGTGCGGACTATATTGAGACATATAATGTTCGAAAGACATTAGAGTTTGCTAAACCCAAACTTGTATATCCTCAATTCGGTGCTCCTGATTTAGCGATGAGGAGAAAAGGAAAAACAGCTTCTTGGTTAAGATTTTCGAAGTTGGCTATCCCTTCTTCTACTCTGGATGAGTCTCCTACTTGGTCTCCTGAAACAGTTACTGATACAACTGTTACGGCGACTTTGGAACTTTGGGGAAACGGAGTTGAACTCTTAGAGTTCTTGGAAGAAACCTCATTTCTTGACTTGCCTGATGAGTATAAAAAACTAATCGGTCAAAATGCCGGTGAAACAATCAACGAAAAGGTGAGAGACATCTTGGTTGCAGGAACTTCTGTCAATTACGCTAATAAAGCGGTTGCAAGACAGAACCTGATTTCTACCGATACTATTGATCTTGATGACATTTTGGATACTGTTGAGTCATTGGAAGGCTCAGATGCTCCAATGATAGGGGACGAATATGTGGCTATTATTAGCCCTTATGTTAAGACCAGACTGATGAAGGATACCGCTTTCCGTGAAGCCACACGTTATCTTGCAAAAGATAATAGTATCTTCACAGGTGAGGTAGCCAATATTGATGGTGTTAGGTTCGTAAGAACTTCAACAGCTCCATCCGTCTCAAATTCGGGTTCAAACAACTCGATTTCGAGCGTAGAGCAAACTATCATTCTTGGTGAACACGCTTACGGTATTGCTCGTTTGTTACCTGGCGATTTCGATGTCGTAGTTACCCAACCGGGTGGACACGGCGACGAATACAAGGTAAAAACGTCAATGGCGTGGAAATGTTATCTGAAAGCAGTTGTGTTAAATCAGAGTTTCATAAGGAGACTTGAAAGTGCTCGATGATAGTTCCTTGGTAAATTGCTGGTATCTTGCCACCAGATTAATAAGCAAGACGTAAGTTCCTGCTCCCCACGAAACGGGGAGCATTTTATTATGAAGTCCACTAAAAGAGTCAAACCACTATCGGAGATTATCCTACCCTTCCAAATTACCTTTCCCGTAACGATTGAAGGTGGAGTTAATGATAAATCCTTTTGCTTTCGTGCAAATAAGGAAGTATTATTGACATATAATGAATATGAGTGTATTACAAACTCCGACTTCAAACAATATCTCCATTAATTATTACTCTTATGCAACGCCTGTGGGAGGCTATGGAATTTCAGCTTATAATAGAATAAAACATTTGAAAAGGTTGGGAATAACTGTTTATCCTCACGGTAAATTTACTCCTAAAGAGGGAACTTTAGAATGGAATATGCTTAACGATGAGGAAAAAGAAATTGCTAAAACTCCTTTTGTAAAACAAAGAATTGGAATTATTGAAACTACTCCTTTTGATTTTGACATTATTGATACAGAAATTAAAGTAGCTGTAACAATGGTTGAAAATGACACCGTTGGGAAACCTTGGGTCAAAGCCTGTAATGGAATGAATTACGTTTTAGTTCCAAATGTTTTTCAAAAAGATGTTTTTATAAATTCTGGTGTAAAAGAAGAAAAAGTTAAAATTATTCCACACGGCACTGAAACAGATAAATTCCTTGAGCTAAATCGCCCTACAAGGGACGTTTTTACTTTTGGAATGGTAGGATACCTAAATGGAACAGAGGACGAGGAAGGGCGGAAATTAGACCGAAAAGGGGTATTCGATGTTATTCAAGCTTTTGCGTCAGAATTTAGTGAGGATGAACCAGTCCAATTAATCTTAAAAACCAGTAATCCAGCCTTCGGATATTATTCCCGCTTTACAAATCGACAAATACATACTATAAATAAATTATATGACACAATT